GCTTAAGTGGAAGCCTCGTTTATTAAAAAGTAAGGACAATGAGCGAAAGTATTCAGAAACTCACGCACGTGGAACATATCTTGAAGAGACCTGACTCGTATGTTGGCCCTGTGTCTCGTGTTGGCGAGCAATATTGGGTCAAAGAAGGTGAAGGTTTTGAAAAGAAGACTGTCATCTATGCGCCAGCACTTCTCAAGATTTTTGACGAAATTCTTGTTAACGCGATCGACCGTAATTCACTCCATCCGAAACAGGTAACGTCAATCTCCATCAACATCGACCGAGAGAAGGGTGAAATCAGTGTTGAGAACAATGGACCTCTCGGGGGTATATCGGTAAAGGAACATGAAAAGGAAAAAATTTGGAATCCGGAACTCACGTTTGGGCATCTTCTCACGAGTACCAACTACGATGATTCGCAACAGCGTGTCGTGGGTGGTAGAAATGGGTACGGTGCAAAGCTCGCGAATGTATATTCAAGTAAATTCTCCATCAAAATCAAGGATTCTGAAAACAAGACGACGTACACACAAGAGTGGACGAATAACATGAAGACGTGTGGAAAGCCAAAAATGCGTAGTTACGCGGGGGCGACCTCGAGTATATGCATCACATTCACACCGGATTGGTCTAGGTTTGGTATGAAAGAGATGGACGATTACATTTTCAAAATCTTTGAAAAGCGGGTCTACGACGCAAACATCTGTACCACACCGGGGTGTAAAGTCAAGTTTCAAGGGGAGGTAATTCCAAAGACGAACTTTGATAAATACGCCAAAATGCACACAAAATCTGATGAGATTTGCATGTTTACATCGAGTATGTGGACTGTATGCATTGCACCATCGGACGATGGGTTTGAACATGTATCATTTGTAAATGGTATATGTACGGCAAAGGGTGGAAGTCACGTGGATCATGTGGCGAATACACTCGCATCGAATATCATCGATGAGATGGCGAAGAAGATCAAGCTTAAACCACAACAGGTAAAAAATACATTCATGGTGTTCGTAAAAGCAACACTCGTGAACCCGACATTCAGTAGTCAGGTCAAATCCGAGTGTACGCTCAAACCACAAGAATTTGGGAGCAAATTTGAACCTACGAAGAAGTTCATAAAGGAGATTCTCAAGACGAATGTTCAATCGGAATTGATGGCACTCTCCAAATTCAAGGAACTGAAAGAGCTTCAAAAGACTGATGGCGCGAGAAAGTCTAAAATAACTGGTATCCCAAAGTTGGATGACGCAAACAAGGCGGGGACGCAACAATCTGAAAAGTGTACGCTCATCATCACAGAGGGTGATTCCGCTAAGTCTCTCGCGGTCGCCGGTCTTTCGGTGGTTGGAAGAGATTATTATGGCGTATTTCCACTTCGAGGAAAGTGTAAGAATGTGAGAGACGCGTCGGTCAAACAACTCACAGAGAACAAGGAGTTCAGTGATCTCAAAAAGATTCTTGGTTTGCAACAAGAAAAGGTATATACGTCACTCAATGATCTCCGATATGGTAGACTCATGATTATGACTGATGCCGATACCGATGGGAGTCACATCAAGGGTCTCGTGCTCAACATGATTCATTACTTCTGGCCGAGTTTACTTGACCTAAATTTTGTGGTGAGTATGGTCACGCCTATCATCAAAGCGACCAAAGGGTCTCAAACAATGTCGTTTTACACCGATTCTATGTTTAGACTATGGTATGGAAATGGAAAGTCTGGATGGAAGATTAAGTATTACAAGGGTCTCGGTACCTCTACATCTGCCGAAGCGAGAGAGTATTTCAAGAATATTGAAAAGCTCACGGTCAAGTTTGACACGGATGAAAAGACGGATGATTCCGTGGTACTCGCATTTGATAAAACAAAGGCTGATTCTCGTAAGACGTGGCTCTTAGAAAGCACCGAAAAGGAGAGTTCAGAGCTTGAAATCCCATATGGAAACGTTGAAAGAATCAATATCACAGAATTCATTCACAAGGATCTGGTAAATTTCAGTCTTGCGGATTTGAAGCGATCCATCGCACACGTGTGTGATGGTCTCAAGCCTTCTCAAAGAAAGGTCATGTACTCGTGCTTCAAGAAGAATTTGACGAATGAAATGAAGGTTGCGCAGTTGGCTGCGTATGTCGCAGAAACATCGGCGTACCATCACGGGGAGGTGTCTCTCGCAGATACGATCGTAAAATTAGCACACAATTTTACGGGTTCAAACAATATCAATCTCCTCGAACCGTGTGGTCAGTTCGGTACGAGACTCATGGGTGGTAAAGATGCGAGCCAAACGAGGTACATCTTTACGAAGCTCACGAAAGATTCGAGAAAACTCTTCGATTCACGGGATGATGCGGTACTCAAATACCTTGACGACGATGGGCGTCCGATTGAACCTGAATATTATGTACCGATTTTACCGACCGTTCTCATCAATGGAACAGAGGGAATCGGTACTGGATTCAGTTGCTACGTTCCACCATTTAATCCGAAGGACATCTGTGAGAACATAGAACGAGCTATTTCTGGACAGTCTCTCAAGGAGATGAAACCGTGGTTTGACAAGTTCAAGGGTCGTGTTTTCAAGAATGAGGATGGACTTTGGATTACAGAGGGTGTATGGTCAGGCAACAGCACGGGAACGAATCTCAAGATTACAGAACTTCCACCGGGGCGTTGGACACAGGACTACAAGGAATATTTGGATGGACTCACAGAGAAAAAGGTCATCTCCGGATTCGTGAATAACAGTACGACCGAAAATGTGGATTTCACAATCACGGGATACAGAGGGAAGAATCTCATCAAAGATTTTAAGCTCCAAAAATCGTTTCACGTGAGTAACATGCACCTGTTTCATCCGACCAAGGGTATCAAGAAATATGAAAGTCCAGAAGACATTTTGGTCGATTTCATCGAAGTGAGAATGCACACATACAAGAAACGAAAGGAACATCTCATCGCCGTTCTCAAAGAGAAAGCCAAGAAGCTTGAGAATATGTCTCGTTTCGTGGATGCGGTGATTAATGAACGTATCACTGTCTTCAAGAGAAAGAAGAGTGATCTCGAAAGTGAGATTTCAAAATCATACGATACAATTGATGGGTCATACGACTATTTGCTCAACATTAAGACATACCAATACACGAAAGAGGCTGTACAATCACTCATGGAAGATACACGAAAAGCGACTGAAGAATTGAAAATATTGGATGCGACCGCACACTTGGACATGTGGAAATCGGATTTAAAAATATATAAGCAATAAGTAGTATGTGTGATAGATCCGGACCAGACACGGGTGCCGCACTTTGTTTGACTGCTATAGGTGGTCAGGACACATATCTTCTAGACAAAGAATCACTCTTTAAATATGATCCAAGGCAACACTCTGAATTTAGAAAGTTTCATAGGAGTTTTAATATAAACAAGCCATCTAATGCTTCACCAAAATGGCCATTTGGCGAAACTGTGAAAGCGTCATTTAATCCGATGAATATGGGGGATCTTTTGTGCAACATGTACATACGAATAAAGTTACCAGGTCTATCGAATACAGATTATAATTATGCCGATAAAGTGGGCAAACACTTGTTCAAAAGTATCACAATGCGCGTAGACGAAACCGTCATTGAAATATACAAAGATGACATAGGATTCATTTATGATGAATTATATTTGGATCACGCGGAGCACATTAGTAGAGATTACACAGATAATAGATTTTTAAACCGAGAAACGATATTATCAAATCAACTCAAACTATTAAGACTCAATGAAACATTTGTTTATGTACCTATACCATTCTTTTTTTCAAGAAGGTATGAGTCTTCGGATTACGAGACAAACGTTCACAATCGCCCATACTTTCCTTTGTGTGCTATGAACAAACAAAAGCTTGAGTTCGATATAGAATTCAGACCACAAACATTTTTTACGGATGAGCCAACTGATTTAACTTTATCCAGTTTTGATATAGTGACAGAAGAAATAGTAGTCACTCAAGAAGAAAGACTGTTTTACATGTCTTCTAAGTATGAAATGATAACCGATATATTTAACACACATCCCAAAGCCGATACAGAACCCGGTAAGGACAAATTCAAAATTGAACTTGCTCCACAGGGTCGGGTGAAAACACTCCACTTCTTCTTCAGAAACAAATTATTTGAAGATGAAACAATTGCGAGTAACGCCTCGGTATTAACTAATAGCGCACAACTTACCCAAAACACACACTATTATCACAATCGTTTCAATCTTACACCGTTCCCATCATACACGAAAGCAAACGATTCAGTATCAGATGACATAGCAATAAACGCAAAACTATCGATAAACGGTGAAGATTTACCAAACATAAACAATCCAGATTCACACTATTACAGGTATCTCACCACATTAAATCACAAATTCCATGGAACGCCTAGAAATATATACACATATAGCTTTTCTATGAATCCGCGTAACGTAGATCCATCGGGGAGTCTCGACTTTACTAATATCAAAAACAATAGAACCACTCTCGAATGTACTCTTAACCCGTATCACGGTACAAACGAAGAATTCACGTGTCATATATACTACTCAACCTATACCACTCTCACATTTGAAAACGGGTATCTCAGTACAAGAGTCGAACCTTTATCGTATTCAGCTAACATAGGTGAATACGGTACAGGGGATTTAATGAGCGGGGATGAAATTGTTTTGAAACAAGATGGTGGAACCATGATGATTGCATCATTTCCCGAATAGAGAGTCTTTGTGCTCTTTTATATAAGAAATAATACCATTCTTAATACACCATTTGATGAAATTGAGCTGTGCAACAGTCGTATTGATTTCATCAGTTGTTCCTGGTATCTTATACGAAATTTTATCTGATCGACAAAATGGGTCGAACAATTTCTTGCTATATCCGTCGAGAGTTGATTTATAAGCACAGTG